TGAATATGGTGATAAATTTACAGAACATTTGGATGGTGAATTTCTATTCATTGTTATTGATGAAAGAAAAATTCATTTTTTCACTGACCCATTTTCTACAAAACAAGCATATTACTTTGAAGATGGTGATAATTTTTATTTTACCTCCTTAATAAACAAAACACCAGACCTTTTCAAATATTTTAAAAATTTGGAAGGTCACTACAGACTGCCTGCAAATTCACATGTTATATTTGATGTCGATACAAAAGAAATTAATATTGTAAATGAACATCTACACAAGTGGAATTTAGAACAGAATATTGATGGTATTGATACAGTTATTAATTCATTTGAGAATGCCGTAAATAAAAGATGGTATCCAAATTCTACACTTTTTATGAGCGGTGGAGTTGATAGTTTGTCTGTTGCATGTTGTTTAGCAAAAAACAAAAAAAAATTTAATGCACTCACATCCATTGTTAAGGATGTTGAAAATCAAAAAGCAATTAACAAAGTAGTTGAGTATTGTGGTGATTATATTAACCATACTTATGTAACAGAGGAACATATGGGAGATAAAAATTATTATCCGAAACATACAGTATCAGCTGAACTAAGAAAACTTGCATTGTCTTTTGGTAGTAAGGTAATTCTTATGGGTAGCGGTAGTGATGAAACTATTGATATGTATAGGAGTAAAACCAATTCTGATTTTGATTTGTGGCCTGAAAATCAAAATGAAATCTTTCCATACAGAAGATTGTATGAAGATAAAAGAGAATTATATGGTTATATAAATTCCATAGATTATCATTACACATATTGTTGTTTTTTTGGACAAGAAGTAAGAAGCGTTTTCTATGATAAACAACTCGCACAAGATTGGTTAAATGTGAAACCGCATTATAAAAATATAGAATACAAACATATTACTAAAGAGTATCTAAGAAAGTGTAGTATATTCGAATGGTCTAACCCCGATGTTGGATTTGGGTTCCAAGGCAACCTCCAAGGCAACCGTAAACGGTATAAATAGATTATGTCTACTTTCAAAATAACGAATAATCCAAACTCAATAATAATTGATGATCATTTAAAGTTAGGTGGGCCCGAGGCCAGTAATACTATAGACGTTAACGGTGTTTATATGACACACCACCTATCAAGTATTGCAGGAGAAAAGACTGTCCAGCCTGTCAAATATGATAACAAATATTATATTTTGATTGGAGAAATTTATAATTGTGACAATACATTGGGTAGTGACATTTATTTTTGTATTGAAAAATATTTAGAACATGGTGACAAATTTACAGAATATTTAGATGGCGAATTCTTGTTCATAATTTATGATGAGAAAACTAATACTATAGATTTATTTACTGATCCGTGGAGTACAAGACAAGCATTTTATTATAAAATTGATGATTATTTCTATTTTAGTACTTTTCCAATGACAGACCCTAAAGGTGGAAGATTTGGTCCGCCCGGCGTGACTCAACCCTTTGAGCTCAAGTTCGCTGTGTACAACAATATTGAATGGAATAAAACATTCTATAGAATTCCACATAATAGCCATCATAATTATAATGTAAAAACTGGTATATTGAAACCAGTTAATACAGAACTTCATAAATGGGATTTAAATCAGTATAAAGATAATTTGGATGATCTTACCAATTCCTTTGAAGAAGCAGTCCTTAAACGCTATACAGAAAATTTAACTATACTTCTCAGTAGTGGTTTAGATAGTTCACCTATTGCATTGTGTTTAGCTGACCATAAAAAAAATTTTAACAGTATAACTTGTTTAGCAGGACCGTGGAACGAAGATATTGAAGCTTTGAATCAAATTATTCAATATACAGACACATATAATAAAAATATTAAGATAGAAAGCTTTCCCTCCGATTGTCCCCCCGGTTGGGATGAAAAAAAATCAAAATCCAAATGGAAGAATAATAGAAACAGATTAGTGTCTGCAAATTTACATCTTCGCGCACAGTGGGTGATGAGAGAAAAATGTATTTCTGAATTTAACAGTAAAGTTATATTTACTGGAAATGGGGGAGATGAAATTTTTGATAATTATCCAGCGTTACCGGCCGGGTTTATGTTCTTTGGCAATGGCAACAATGGCATTATGAATAAAAACCCAGTTGGTTTTTCTATCTGGCCAGAGGATTTATCAACAGTATTTCCGTGGCAACACTTTTATGGAGGACAAGCAAGACGTTTACTTGACCTGTTTGAAACTTTGTCATTGGCCTATGGGTTGGAGAATAGAAATGTATTTTATGATAAAAAGTTCGTACAAGAATGGTTACATGTTATGCCATGGATTAAAAATCAAACACCCAAAGTTTTTCAAAAAAAATATTTACGCGATAGAGGAATAAAACTTCCATATAAAGCTTGGGCTCCATCATAAATATACAGAGGAATTAATATGGTAAATGAAATAGATAAAGCGCTTGGAGTGGTTGGGGATGTTATTCCACCAGAAGCTTCTTTAAACCCAAAAGTTAAAATGTCTAATGTTTCTCGTTATCCAGAAGAACTGGTAGATGATAAAGATATTGATGCTGACTATAAGTACCAAAGAGAGAACTTCTATCGGTTGGTTGAACAGGGTTCTAATGCAATTGAGGGTATCCTTGAACTTGCGAAAGAGGGTGAACACCCAAGGGCATACGAGGTTGCTGGACAGTTAATTAAGAATGTTGCAGAGGTCACTGAGAAATTAGGTGACCTACAAGAGAAGATGAAGAAACTCAAAGAGGTTCCAGACCACGGACCTAAGAGTGTAACCAATGCATTGTTTGTTGGTAGCACTGCTGAGTTACAGAAAATGTTGAAGAATAAAAGTGAGTAAGAATAACTACACCAATGCATGGCATACTCCAGATTGGTTTAAAAAAGACCCAATGGACCCCATTGCCAAAGACATCCTGAAGTTCTGGTTCGGCACATCCGACATGTCTGAGAGTGTGAAAAAACGCCGTATCTGGTTTAAATCTACGCCCGAATTCGATGCAGAATTGATCGAGCGGTTCGCCGACGTGCATGAACGTGCAGCTGCGGGTGAGTTGGACCATCTGAAAGAAACCCCCTCGGAATGCCTGGCGCTGATCATTTCGCTCGACCAGTTCCCGCGTAATATATATCGCGGCAGGGGCAAGGCGTTTCATACCGATGATAAAGCCTGCAATTTGTCGCATCATGCGCTCGCGCAGGACTTCGATGCTGCGATAAGTCTTGAGGCGCGCAAATTCTTTTACCTGCCGTTGGTACATAGCGAGAAACTGAGCGATCAGGACGTTGCGGCCGAAAAATACAAAGCGTTTGACGACGAAAAGTCGCTCGCGACATCGATTGATCACCGAGATGTAATCGCCCGATTCGGGCGGTTCCCCCATCGCAACAAGGTCATGGGAAGAGAGAACACGGCGGAAGAAGAAGAGTATCTCAAAATCCCGCCGACTTGGGGTATGACCAAGGACGAAGCAGAGATTGTTGATATGTTGAGGGGGAAAAGTGAGTAAGATTATATATTATCATCTAAATTCTTTTCCAGAAATAAGTGCAAGAGATGAGTATAAATTAGCAACTAGTTTTGGTTTACACTCTCCACGTTTTAGACATGGGTTTGATAATCAACTAGATTTGGTAGAGAACCCATTACCAGATAGTATCTCACCAAAACCTATAGGTACATTTGAAGAGTTAACTAATCGCAGGGCTGTAGAATTATGGGATATCGGTAAACCAATACGATTATGGTGGTCTGGTGGTATAGACAGCACATGTGCATTGGTAAGTCTATTGAAAACTAGAAGATTGGATACAAGCCTTACCGTTTATCTATCAACAAATAGTGTGCAAGAAAATCCACGTTTTTACGATTTGTTGGTGAATAAGAAAGTTAATTTACAGTGGCATTCTCATGAGAACTATATCTACGATAATATTGAATTGTGGAATGGACAATCAATTAATGTGAATGGTAACGGTGGAGACGAATTATTTCTTGCAATATCATCAACAATGTCTATGGAAGAATTCTTTAAGATTAAAGATAGTGATTGGATTAATATTATAAAAGACTCTGATATTTTAAACACTATTGAGAAATATATTGATACATCTCCATATGTGCCAGAGACATGTTGGGAGTTACTTTGGTGGCTTGCTAGAAGTATAGATGATTTGTCTACAAGACATCACTCACTAAGATTTTTGAAAGACCCTTCTACACACCACCTAGAGCATGCATTTTTCTACACAGACTATTTTGAACAGTGGTCTTTATCTAATCCATATGCTGGACATAATGGTGACTATGGAACATATAAGTGGCCAATGAAAAAATACATATATGACTATGATAAAAATGATGAGTATCTTAATACAAAACAAAAGGAGAGTTCTTTTCCTTCAGTGTATAATAAACAATCACGGTATCTAGGCATTTCTCGCGGTCACTACGTTCTTAATAGTATTGTATATGAAGATGGTACATACGTTAGATATAAATAGATTAGGGAGATAATTAATCAATGGCTGATAATCAATATCTAGGTAATCCCAATCTCAAGAGAGCTAACGTCGCACAGAACTGGACGAAGGAAGAACTTGTTGAGTACCAGAAGTGTATGGATAGTCCTCAGTACTTTATTGAGAACTATGTAAAGATTGTCTCTCTGGATGAGGGTCTTGTTCCATTTAAGATGTATGATTTCCAGAAGGAAATGGTAGGTACTTTCCACAACAATCGTTTCACCATCTGTAAACTACCTAGACAGTCGGGTAAGTCTACCGTTATGGTTTCATATCTACTTCATTACGCACTATTCAACCCTAGTGTCAATATCGCAATCCTTGCGAACAAGGCTGCAACTGCTCGCGACTTACTATCACGTTTACAACTCGCGTATGAACATCTTCCCAAGTGGTTACAACAGGGTGTAATGAGTTGGAACAAAGGTTCTCTGGAGTTAGAAAATGGTTCAAAAATTCTTGCCTCTTCTACTAGTGCTAGTGCCGTTCGTGGCGGTTCTTACAACATCATTTTTCTTGACGAGTTTGCGTATGTCCCCTCAAACGTGGCAGAACAGTTTTTTTCCTCTGTGTACCCCACAATTTCATCTGGTAAGACAACAAAAGTAATGATCGTCTCCACACCACATGGTATGAACATGTTCTATAAACTATGGGTGGATGCAGAGGAAGGTCGTAACACTTATATTCCTATTGAGGTTCATTGGAGTGAAGTTCCGGGCCGTGATGATAAGTGGAAAGAAGAAACAATCAAGAACACCTCTCAAGCTCAATTCAATACAGAGTTTGAGTGTGAGTTCCTTGGTTCTATTGATACCCTTATCGCACCATACAAATTGAAACAATTGACATATCGGGCACCAATACAGTCTAGTGCTGGCCTTGATGTTCATGTTAAACAATTGACATATCGGGCACCAATACAGTCTAGTGCTGGCCTTGATGTTCATGTTTCACCACAACCAGATCGTACATACGTTCTCGTTGCAGATGTTGCGCGAGGAACATCAAATGATTATTCTGCATTTGTAGTTGTGGATGTGAGTGAAATACCATACAGAGTGGCCGCAAAGTTTAGAGATAACGAACTGAAACCCCTTATCTTTCCCTCTAAGATATACGATGTTGCGAGAGCATACAATCAAGCATTCGTATTGATTGAGGTCAATGACATAGGAGAACAGGTTGCTAGTGCGATGCAGTTTGACTTGGAGTATGACAACCTTATTATGGCTAGTATGCGTGGACGCGCAGGACAGGTCATTGGAGCAGGGTTCAGTGGTGGCCGAGCGCAGTTG